CCAGCAATTCATTATCGATATTCAGAAAAAGAATTGAAGGAAATACTGGATACAATGGAAATCATGGTAGATACAAGGGAACAAAAAAACCAACATGTACTTGATTATTTTCGTAAAAAGAATGTTCCATTCAGACTTAGAAAAATTGATACAGCTGATTATTCAGCAGTAATTCCTAAGAATCCTGAGATGGGCATTACACGGGATATTTATCTTTGCGCCGGAGTAGAACGGAAAAATGGTGTAGATGAATTGGTTCAATCGATTAAAGACCGTACGAGATTTGAAAATGAATTAATTCGTGCTGCTAAACATCCATTTGTTCTTCTTGTGGAAGATTTAAAAGGCTATCAAAAAATATTAAAAGGTGAGTATATAAGTCAATACAAACCAGAAGCATTACTTGGTAGTTTAAAAACATTTGAAGTGCGATATGGCTTTTCAACGGTATTTATTGAGCCTGCTACAACTGGTAATTACATATATCATCATTTCTTATATATGGCTCGTGAGTATCTGAAAAAGGGCGTCATATGATGAAAAGCAAAACAATTAAAGGAGAAATAAACCATGACTAAAATTAAATTGAACGTTTTATTTAAGAAAATGCAAAAGGACGATAAAAAGGAAGTTTTAAAATTCCATGTAGTAAGCGATGAGTTGCCACATGCTGTTGAATTATTAAGGATGCCAGGTACTATTGTCCATCTCACTGTGGAAGAGAGTGAAATTGAACCAATCGGTGCGGAATTTGTAAATATTCAACGGGATAGCAAGAAAACAGTTATTGATTTACATATTAAAGGCGATACGAGAGACAAAATAAATCAACTTTATTCATTTGCTGGTGAAAATGTTTCTATCATTCTTGAACCCTCGCAAATGTCTATTGATGAATTCTATGAAGAACAGCATGAAGGTATGGAATACAACATTAAACAGGATGGAACAACTGAAATTAATCCTGGTCAGTTAAAACTTATCGAAGGTGAAAGTGTAGCGGAGTAAAAACTTCATTTTAATAGAAAGCGAGGTGGTGATATGAGTCTTACTTTTATAGACTTATTTGCCAGGCATAGGCGGTTTTAGAATGGGCATGGAACAGGCAGGTCACAAGTGCTTGGGATATGTTGAAATAGACAAGTTTGCTAGAAAGTCATACGAAGCAATTCATAATACAAAAGGAGAGTGGACGGCACATGACATTACAACTGTTACAAACGACGATCTACGATTACTTAGAGGACAAGTCGATGTTATCTGTGGTGGATTCCCTTGCCAAGCCTTCAGCATTGCCGGAAAGCGATTGGGATTTGCAGAAACTAGAGGAACTTTGTTCTTCGAAATTGCTAGACTCGCCAAAGAAATCCAACCACAATATTTATTCCTTGAGAACGTCAAAGGTTTACTCAATCACGACGGAGGGAACACATTTAGAACAATCCTCTCTACGCTTGATGAATTGGGGTATGATGCGGAATGGCAGCTACTTAACAGCAAAGATTACGGAGTCCCACAGAACCGTGAGAGGGTGTTCATTATCGGACATCTTAGAGGACGAAGTAGACGAGAAGTATTTCCTATCAGAACATGTGGCACGGAAATTGATGACGGCCGTGTCATCACAGGAACACTTACTACAAGATACCCAGGAAGTCAGCGTGAAGGCACATATATTGAAGAAATTAGGAAGCAAAGAGGAACGTCTGAAAAAATTGTCCATATAAAAGAGGCGACAAAACAAGGGTATGCTGTAGCCAGAATCGGGGATAGTATTAATTTCTCTGTTCCTAACAGTAAAACGAGGCGCGGAAGAGTCGGAAAAGGAATTTCTCAAACATTGGATACATCTTGTAATCAAGCAACAATCGAAAACAAACCACCTTATCGTATTCGGAAATTAACACCAAGGGAATGTTGGAGATTACAAGGATTTCCAGATTGGGCATTTGATCGAGCAAGAGAAGTTAATTCAGACTCGCAATTGTATAAGCAAGCTGGAAATTCTGTCACAGTTAATGTAATTCATGCAATTGCTGAGAAATTATTATAAAAATTAATTTTGCTAAAAAAATGGCTTTTCAGATTAAGAAAAAACTATGTTGTTTTTCTTTCTTAATACATTCGGTTATGAAGATGATAAAACATCTGAGAAAGGAAAATAAACATGTTTTATGAGATTTAGAGTTTCATAGAAGAAATGAGGGATGATAAAGTGACTTATTTAGAAAAAATTGTTGAAATATCATCTGAATTACCTTATCCAGTGTTACGAGATATCAATGATCGAGTAAGAGACTGGTTAGCGAGTGGTGGAGGAGAGAACGATCCATATATTGCCCAACAATTAAGATTTGCTCAAAACTATTTGAAAATGCATGGCGAGTAAAAGAATTGTGCAGGAACCAAAGAAAGTAGGTGAATCATCATTTGTATGACTGGCTGAAAGACTATCAGAAATTAGAAGAAAACATTGAGTACTTAGATTACAACTTAGATAAAACAAAAGCTGAATTAAAACGCTGGGTCAGTGGTGATTTGCGAGAGGTACGTTTAACCGCTGAATCGGAAGGTGCAAAAGTGGAAGAACGTATTGAAGCAATTGAATATGAATTAGCAAATGAAATGAATGATATGTATAAACTAAAAAACTTAATTAGTAAGTTTAGGGGTTTGGACAATCGAATATTAAAAATGAAGTATGTGGACGGAATGACCTTAGAAGAAATAGCTGAGGATATGAATTACAGTTCTAGTTATATCTATAAGAAACATGCCGAGATAATAAGAAGAATAAAGTTCGCTGAAGAACTTGCACTTTACTGACACCCAGTTTTATGAATGTTAACTCTTGAAAATATGATTTATAGTAATAACATAAGAAATCGACGAAAGGGCAAATGGTACACGGTTGCTCTTTTCTTATATGTACATTTTTTTATTCCTTGATTTAAGATATGATTGTTATATTAAGGAAAAAGGAGTGGAGAAATGAGCTTTGTATCTGTTATACAAACTGAAAAATTTTTAACGGTTGTATCTGATGGGCAAGTGACTAACGAGTCTGATAAAACAATTATTCAAAAGGACTATAAGAAATTCAAAAAAATATCACCAAATCAATATATTGCTTTCGCAGGTTCAAAAGGATGGTGTGAGTTATTATTGGAGGATCTTCCTTTTAAAGAAAAAGGGCATAATCTAGAACAAATTGTCTCAGGAATGAAAGAGTCTATATCTAAGTTGCCATTTGAATTAGGAAAGATTTTACTCAGTGTAGGTGGGGTGAATGAGGATGAGAAATTAGTTATATATAAACTTTCTAACCAGGAAGATACTGAGATTGACAGAGTTCAAGCAAGTGGTGATGGTATTAGCTATGCGCTCCTATATAATGGCTCGATGGAAGAGCGTGTAGGGAGGAGTTTAGAAAAGGTACTATTAGAGTATATTAGGGAAATTGGATATAACACACCTAATAAAGCTATAAGAATACAAAGAAAGTTAAATAATTATATTGCAGATGTAGATGATAGTGTTAATAAAATTACATTTAATTTAATGATAAAGCATCCATAATGGGTGCTTTTTATTATGGATAAGGGGTGATGGAATGGATTGGATAGAAAAAGCAGTCATCTCAATTATTGTTATATGCTTTGCACTGATAATCATTGTTTGTGTTTTGTATTATATGGAGATTAAAGATTGCCATAACAAGGGCGGTAAGATGGTAGGCACAGGTGAATATACAACTACAGCTACAGTTGTAGGTAATCAAGCTATTATAAGTACAAATGAAAACAGGGTTTGCGATAAGGAGTGAGAAACATTGACTAACTTCTATAAAACAAAACGATGGAAGAACAAGAGAATCAATGTATTAAAGCGTGATACATACCAATGCCAGGAGTGTAAACGGTACGGCAAGAACAAAGAAGCAACTACAGTACATCATATCCATCCATTAAGGAATAGACCGGAGCTAAGACTCACAACAGATAATCTGGTTAGCCTGTGTGGAAGATGTCACGATAAGATGCATGATCGTATCAGTGATGAGTTAACAGAGTTAGGTAAGCAATGGATAGAACGTGTGTAAAGGATGAGGGAGAATGGGATGTAGTAATGGTAATTTATTAACGGAAAGACAGGTAGAGTTGTTAAAGGATTTGCTTCATGAATATCATAGTAAAGAGATGGGGGTTTGTTCATGTGATGTAGAGCGAGTATTGTCTATAGCCAATACAAATCATCAGTCTGTACACATGCAAAACGATTCCTTGTTAATCATTAAAGTACAAGACATGGGTAGTGTTCCTTCTGTCACTTATAAAGGTAAAGATATAAAAGGTAAAGTAGTAATCAATTATGAATGGACAACAGATGAATTCGAAAAGGAAGGTAAGTACAATATGACAATAAAACATATTGAGGACTCTGATAAATTTGTTGTCGGAAAAACAATTACAGAAGAGAGATTTAATTAAAAAACAATCCCCCCACTTAAAAAATAAATAAAACAGTCTATTGGGGACCGAGAGGGGGAGGTTTTTCCAATAGAGCGACCATATTTTTTTAGAAAGGGGGTGTGGTGCCCGGATGGACCAAAAAGAAAAAATGAAATTGAAAGAAACTGTGATTGCTAATATGAAGCATTTGGGTGTTTACCGGGATGATTTTGAACACACAATTAATATTTATGTTGGTATGTTAGCTCAATATCAAGCTTTCGAACGACAATTTGAAGAGACCGGATTTAAAATAACAGATTCATATACAAATAAAGCCGGGGCTACGAATGAAAGAAAAACCCCAATCTACACAGCTATGGAAGCCTTGCGGAAAGACCTGGCCAACTATTCGAATTTACTATGTTTGAACCCGAAAACGTATGAACGAATAAAACGCCCAGAAGTGCCAGTTCGTAAAAAAGAAACTGAAAAACCAAAATCAAAATTAGTACAAGCATTGAGTGATAGTTCATGAGTAAATATGAAAATTATGACTTAGTTATGGAATATGCAGCTTCAATTGTGGAAGGTAGAAAACTAGCAAATAAAGAGCAAATACAAGGTTGTGAGCGTTTTTTAAGAGATTTAGAAAATCCGGATTATGATTTCAATCCTAAAGATGCTGAATTTGTTATAGCAATCATTGAAAAAACATTTGTACATGCTCAAGGCGAAAAATTAGACGGAACTCCACTAAGGGGTACGCCTTTTTTATTGGAACCATTTCATAAATACCAGGTTTATAACTTATTAGGCTTTTATCATAAAGGCAAGAAGATTAGGCGCTTTAAAGAAGCGTTTATTTATATTCCAAGGAAAAATATAAAAACTTCTTTTGCCGCAGCGCTTGCTTGGGCATTGGGGCTTTTACACCGAAAATCTGGAAGTAAAGTTTATATTACTTCAGCAGCGTTAAAACAATCGCTTGAGAGCTTTAATTTCATTAATTTCAACCTTGGTCAAATGGGTGAGAAAGAAAATTTTCGAGTTATTGATAATAACCAGGAACATTCTATCTCTGGTGATTTAGGTGACGGTTCTATCTTCATTCAAGCATTAGCAGCCAATCCTGATAAACAGGACTCATTAAACTGTAACATTGGGATTGCAGATGAATTACATGCTTATAAATCACCAAAACAATACAATATTATCAAAGAAGCCATGAAAGCTTACACAAATAAGTTAATGATTGGTATTACAACCGCTGGAGATAACATGACAAGCTTCTGTTATCAGCGCCTACAGTATTGCAAAAAGATACTCGATGGCACTGTGAAGGACGAGGCTTATTTTGTGTTTATTGCAAAGGCTGATGAGGATGAGAAAGGGAATGTAGACTATACAAACCCAATCGAACATCAAAAAGCAAATCCTGCATATGGTATCTCGATTCGTCCCGATGATATTTTAAACGATGCTTTACAAGCGCAGAATGATCCGCAGCAAAGAAAAGATTTTCTAGCGAAATCATTAAACATTTATACTTCAGCAATTCGTGCTTATTTCAACTTGGATGAATTTAAAGCTTCTGATAGAAAGCATAAATGGACACTTGAAGAGTTAGCTAAATTGAAAATTGATTGGTTTGGCGGTGCCGATCTTTCGAAGATGCACGATTTAACAGCAGCGGCTTTGTATGGAAATTATAAAGGCATAGATATTGTTATTCCTCATGCTTGGTTTCCAATTGTAGCAGCTACGCAAAAGGCAGAAGAAGACAATATCCCTCTATTTGGTTGGAAAGATGATGGTTGGTTGACAATGTGTAATACACCAACTGTAAATCATTCTGATATTGTGAATTGGTTTATAGCTATGAAGAAAAAAGGATTCAAAATTAAGCAAGTTGGTTTTGATAGGAAGTTCAGTCGTGAATTTTTCCTTGAAATGAAAAAGAAAGGTTTTCCTATGGTTGACCAACCGCAATATTTCCACAAAAAATCTGAGGGGTTCAGACGTATTGAGAAGAAAACGAAGGATGGCCAGTTTTATTATTTACATTCGCATGCTTTTGAATATTGTGTACAAAACGTTGCAGCAATAGAAAAAACTGATGACATGATCCAATACGAAAAGGTTATGCCAAACCAACGCATTGATATCTTTGATGCGGCTGTTTTTGGTGCAATTCGTATGCTTGAAAACTTTGAAAAGGCTGTCGATGCTTCAACATGGTTAAGTAATTAATTATAGAAAGGAGGTGTGAACTTTGGCGTTTTGGAGAAAGAAAAAAACACGTTCAGCCGTTACAATTCCAATTGCGGTTGGTAATGTTGAAACGGTTGGTTATACAAGGCTTTCAGACAATCCAGACGTTTTAATTGCTGTAGATAAAGTTGCTGATTTAGTTTCAAATATGACCATTCATCTCATGGAAAATACAGATGAAGGCGACAAACGTTTGCGAAATCAGTTGTCACGAAAGATAGACATTGAACCGCATCGAAATATGACACGTAAAAGTTGGGTTTATAAGATTGTTAGTGACTTATTACTTTATGGTGATGGTAATTCTATCGTCCATATTGGGATGGATCCAAAAACGACTTACATTGATGATTTAACACCATTTCAAATGCAAGCTGTGAGCTATGAGGATGTGGAGGGCAACTACCTCATCAACTTCAACGGCATAACATACACGCCAGACGAGGTAATTCATTTTGTAATTAATCCTCATCCAAATTATCCGTATCGTGGCACGGGATATCGGGTGGCTCTTAAAGAAATCGTGAAAAACTTAAATCAAGCTACTAAAACGAAAAATAACTTTATGAGTGGCAAATATATGCCATCACTTATCATTTCTGTGGATGCTATGACAGAAGAGTTGTCGAGCAAAGCAGGACGAGATAGCATCATGGAAAAATATTTTTCGGAAACAGAAGGTGGAAAGCCTTGGATTATTCCAGCTAATTTAATAAATGTTGAACAAGTTAAACCATTATCACTAAAGGATATTGCCATTAATGAAGGTGTTGAATTAGATAAGAAAACTGTTGCTGGACTCTTTGGGATTCCGGCTTTTTTCTTAGGTGTTGGTGAGTTTAACAAAGAAGAATACAACAACTTCATTAATACTCGCATTTTTTCGATAGGACAAGTCATAGCTCAAACATTAACACGTGATTTGCTACTTAGTTCGAATTGGTTTTTTCGTTTAAATCCGCGAAGCTTGTATTCTTACAATTTAAGCGAAATGGTGGAAGCCGGAACACAAATGGTTGACCGAAACGCAATGAGAAGAAATGAGTTGCGTGATTGGGTTGGCTTAGATCCTGATGCTGAGATGCAAGAGCTCATCATCTTAGAAAACTATATTCCAGCTAATAAGATTGGTAGCCAAAACAAACTGAAGGGAGGTGAGAACGATGAATAAACGTCATATGCACTTTACGTCAGAATTAAAAACTAGAGATAGTGAAAACGAAAATGAGGCAGTAATTGAGGGTTATTTCGTTGTCTATAATCAAGAAACTGAATTATGGCCGGGAGCGTTTGAAGAAGTTGCTCCTGGAGCATTTGAAAATAGTTTACGTAGCACTGACATTATGTGCCTGGATAATCACGATTCAAGAATGGTTTTAGCTAGTTTTGGTAGTAACACACTTGAACTGAAGTCCGATAATCACGGTTTATGGGGTAAAGCAATTATTGACTTAGAAGATCCAAATGCAAAGAGTGCCTATCGTAAAGTACAGACTGGAAAAGTGCGTGGTTGTTCATTTGGTTTTTATCCAACAAAGGAAGAGCAAATTACACGTGATGATGGAACGATGAAATGGAGAATCACTGAAGCTGAATTACATGAGGTTTCCATTACAGCATTTCCGGCATATCCACAAACGGATATTATGGCCCGACAAAAAGACGTTGAGACTATTAAGAAACAAAGGTTAGAACAAAGAAAAAAACAATTAAAGGAGCGATTAACAAATGCCTAATCCAGTATTAATTGGTGCTAAGTTAAATATGAAGCGTAATTCTCTAACAACTGTGGAGGGGAAACTAACCGAATTACTTGCAAAACGTAGTGAGTTAGAAGCTTCCATTGATGGAATTGAAAATGAGGAAGAGTTAACAGCAATTGAAGCGAGCGTCAAAGAAAATGATGATGCTATTACCACTTCTGAAGAGGAAAAAACAAAGTTAACCGAAGAAATTGAAGAACTTGAAAAAGAATTAGAAGCATCTAATCGTAGATCACCAGATAAAGGAGCGAAACGTAATATGCCAAAACATACTGAAACACGTGAAGCAATTAATGCTTATGTACGTACTAAAGACCAAACAAGAGCAGGGTTCACATCTGTGGAAGGTGGAGCATTAATTCCAGAAGAATTATTAAAGCCACAAAAGGAATTGGTTGATACAGTTGATTTAACACAATATGTTCGTACAGTTCCAGTTAACCGTGGTTCGGGTAAGTATCCTGTAATCCACAAATCAAATGGAAAAATGGCTTCTGTTGCGGAACTTGCGAAAAATCCCGAACTTGCTCATCCAACATTTACAGAAGTTAATTATGATATTGAAACTTACCGTGGCTATATTCCAGTATCTCAAGAAGCTATTGATGATGCGGATTATGATATCACAGGGTTAATTGCTGAAGATATTAAAGATCAAGATTTAAATACAAAAAACACTAAAATTGCAGCTATTTTCAAATCAGCTACGGCTAAAGCTGTCACTGGTTTAGATGGAATTGTAACGTTACTAAATACAGGATTTAAACAGGTATATAACGTGAAATTCTATGTATCATCTTCGCTATTTAATGAATTAGATTTATTGAAGGATAAAAACGGTCGTTATTTATTACAAGATGATATTACTGTTGCTTCTGGTAAACGCATTAAAGGTAAAGAAGTTGTTGTGTTAGATGATGATATCATCGGAACTAAGGCGGGTGATTTAGTAGGTTTCGTTGGTGATGCAAAAGAATTCTGTACTTTATTCAATCGTAAGCAAGCTTCAGTTAAGTGGGTTGATAATGACATTTACGGTCAATTATTAGCAGGTTTTGTACGTTTTGATGCTAAAGCAGTTGATAAAAAAGCAGGTTATTATATTACATTTACACCAGCAGCAACTCCACCAGCTGGAGCATAAAGAAAGGGTGATTATGAATGGTTAAGTATGTAGTCTTAGAAGATTTTACGGACTTGCAAGATGATAATCACGTATATCGTAAGGGAAACCAATACCCTCGTAAGGGACGAAATAAGAAAGAGCGAGTGGAAGAACTTTCTGGAAATGACAATTTAAGAAGTGCGCCTTTAATCAAGGAATTAGAAGGCAATGAATGAACAAACAAAAGATAATCTATTAAATTTATTAAAACTTGATTTAGGCATCACTCATAATTTGAGGGATGCTTATTTTAATAATATATTAGTGGGTTCAAAAAATGAGATTGAGAGAACCGGAGTTGTATTAGATTTTGAAAGTATCGATGACCAAATGCTTACAATTGATTATGCAGCATGGTCATACCGTAACCGCCAAGAAGATACGCCTTTATCTCGAAATTTACAGTTTAGGATTAATAATAGGGTTATTAAGAAGGCAGGGATTACAAATGCCGTCACTTAAATCAAGTGTAGGGAATTCAAAGCGCATATCACTGGATGATGTGTGCTTTTTGATTTCCGTTGAAACCGAAAAAGATGAACTAGGACAAGAAATTGGTACAAATGAAACAGAAAGACAGATTTTTTGTGCGGAACTAAGCATTAGTCAATCTGAATTTTATTCAGCAGGACAGCTTAATCGTAAACCGCAAATTATGCTGATTGTTGAATCTGATGAGTATGACAAGGAAGGTAAGGTAAAATATGAGGAAACAAAATACAATATTTATCGTTCCTTTATGAGATCAGATGGCTTCACAGAATTATATTGTGAGGTGAATATTGGTGGCTAATATTGATGGCTTATCAAATGAAATTGCTAGAGAATTACAAAGATATGCGAATGTTGTGGAAGAAAACTTAGAAAATGAAATTGATGAAGTGGGAGATATTGCTGTAGGTAAATTAAAGCAAGGTAGTCCTAAAAAAACGGGTGGTTATCGTAAAGGGTGGCGTAAGAAAAAAGAAGGGAAGGGTGTTGTTCTTCATAATACAAAAGGACAATTAACACATCTTTTAGAAAAAGGACATGCGAAAGCTGGTGGTGGCCGAGTACCAGAGAAAGTGCATATTCGTCCAGTTGAAGAGTTTGTAATTGATGAATTGCCAAAACGTATTGAAAGGGCGGTTCAACAATGACGTTAAGTGAATTAATAAAAATTCTTGAAGCTACAGGTTATCCTGTGGCTTATTCGCATTTCACAGCAACACCTACTAATCCGGTTCCGGCGCTACCGTATATTTGTTTTCTTGTGGACGGTTCAGCGAATCTCATGGCTGACAACAAGGTGTATCACAAGATAAATGATTTAAATATAGAGCTTTACACAACTAAGAAAGATTTAGTTGCGGAAGCCAAGCTTGAAAAGGTCTTAGACGATCATGAAATACCGTATGACTCGTATGGGATTTTTATTGAATCTGAGAAATTATTTCAAAAAATATATGAAACGAGGTTGTTGTAAATGAATGAAAACAAGGTAACATTCGGTTTAAAAAATGTACATTACGTGCCATTAGATAGTAAGGATTTCTTAGTTACATTTGGGACGCCAATTCCATTACCTGGTGGAGTCGAACTAACTTTTGAGCCACGAGGTGATTTAATTGAATTCTATGCAGATGACATGCTTTATTACGCGGCAAGTAATAACCAAGGTTACGATGGAACATTAAGTATTGCTACTATCCCAGAAAAATTTGCTATTGATGCACTTGGTGAGGAATTAGATGAAACAGATGGTGTATTAAATGAATTGGCTGATGCAAAAGGAAAACCATTCGCATTATTATTTGAGTTTGATGGTGATGTCAATGCAACCCGTCATGTTATGTATAACTGTTCAGCAAGTCGTCCAACACTTGCATCTAAAACAAAAACAAGTTCGGCTGAACCAAATACAAATGAACTGAAGTTTGTTTCTAGTCCAATTGTTTTAGTACCTGGTGGAAGACCGATGGTTAAAACGAAAACGACTGCTAAAACAACACAAGCAATTTATAACGACTGGTACAAAAAAGTGTATGTAAAAACATCGGCAGCACCAAAAGGAGCGTAATTATAAATGGAAAAGACAATTACTATAGATGGAAAACAAGTTCGATTAAAAAGTACAGCGGCAACAGTTAAAAAGTACAAGGCACAATTTAGACGTGATTTATTTGCGGATATGTTTGGATTAGGAATCATTTCACCAATCACACCTCAAGATGGTTCACAACCTACTATTGATTTAGCAAATGCTGATTTAAGTAAAGTAGATTTTGAAGTTATTTATGATTTAGTTTGGTTATATGCAAAAACAGCAAACCCTGAAATCGCTGATCCGATTACATGGCTAGATGGATTTGATGAATTCCCTATTTCTGAAATTATTCCAGAAATCATGGATCTGATTCAAAGTACGATGGGAGCAAAAAAAAAATAACAGGAAATGATGAAGAGCAAGGGACTTTCGGTGATGAAGAGTTAACAACCGATACGTTCCTTGCTCTTTGTTATAAAGCGAAATTATCACATGGTGATTTAGAAGAAATGACTATTGGTGATTGTTTTGATTATATTGCTGAATTCGCTGAGATGGAAAATCCAAAGAAAGAAAAAGTAAGAAAAGCAACTCAAAAAGACTTTAATGCTTTCTAAGGAAGAGGGGTGAACATATGGCAGGAGGAAGAATTAAAGGAATAACAATTGAAATTGGTGGTGAAACCACAGGTCTTCAAAATGCTTTGAAAGATGTTAATAAACGTAGTAATGATTTAACAAAGGAATTAAAAGATGTTGAACGATTGTTGAAATTCGATCCGGGTAATATTGAAGCGTTAGCCCAAAAGCAACAGTTACTTACACAACAAATTGATAACACAACACAAAAGTTAGATAAATTGAAGGCAGCGGAACAGCAAGTTCAAGAGCAATTTCAAAATGGGAAAATTTCAGAAGAACAGTATCGTTCGTTTAGGCGTGAAATTGAATTTACACAAGGATCACTTGATGGGTTGAAAAATAAGCTTGGAAACATGAAAGCTGAGCAAGAAAGTGTAGCAAGCTCCACTAGGCAATTAGAAACCTTATTTAGTGCTACAGGAAAAAGTGTTGATGACTTTGCAGGAGCATTAGGTAATCGTCTTGTAAATGCAATTAAAAGTGGATCGGCTACAAGTCGCCAGTTAGAACAGGCAATTGGTCTTATTGGTCGTGAAGCTTTAGGAGCAGAAACAGATATAGAAAAATTACAACGTGTGCTTCGCTCTGTGGATGCTGGAAACTCCATACAACAAGTACGAAATGAATTGCGAGAATTACAACAAGAAGCTACTCAAACCGAAAAAAAGTTTGAAGGATTACAAGTAGGGTTAGAAAATGTTATAGGTGGTATAGCAACTGGGGTTGGGATTGCGAATGCAGTTGAGCAGGCAATGGACATGTCAAAGTTAAAAACAAAGATTGATATCACTTTTGATGTTCCAGAGTCTTCGAAAAAATCAGTAGAAGAAGCTGTAAGGGGCGTAACTACTTATGGTGTGGATGCAGAAGAAGCCTTAGAGGGTGTTCGAAAACAATGGGCATTGAATAAGGATGCTTCTGATGAAACGAATGCGGCTGTAGTTAAAGGAGCGGCAACTATCGCTTCAAGTTATGCAGGGATTGATTTTAATGAGCTTATACAGGAAGCGAATGAGATTGGTGCAACATTAGGGATTACTAATGAAGAAGCTCTAGGATTAGTTAATACGTTATTAAAAACAGGTTTTCCACCGGAACAATTAGACATTATTGCTGAATATGGTGACCAAATGGTTCAAGCTGGCTTTACAGCTAAAGAAGTTCAAGGAATTATGTCGGCAGGTGTGGATACGAAAAGCTGGAATATAGATAACCTATTGGATGGCGTTAAAGAAGGCCGTATTAAAATGGCTGAGTTTGGTGCCGGTGTAGATAAGTCCATGCAAGCGGTTTTAGATAAAACAAAGATTTCAGCCGATCAGTTTGAAAAATGGGGACAAGCAATTGCTGGCGGTGGTGAAAATGGGCAAAAAGCGATGCTTGAAGCAACCAAGGCTTTAGCTGGTGTTGAAAATGCGACAGACAGAAATGCGCTTGGCACGAAGATGTTCGGAACCCTTTGGGAAGACCAAGGAAAGAAAATTATTGATACGATTCTAAAGGCTGAAGGTAAGCAAGTGGATTTAAAAAAAGGAGTAGAAGATTTACATGGAGCAACTTCTAAAATAGATGCAAGTCCAGCTGTTAAATTTCAAAAAGCTATGGAAGATTTAAAGATGGCTCTTGAACCAGTTTTATTAGTGGTAGCAGATCTTGTTTCTAAATTTGCAGAATGGGTTTCTGACAATCCGGAATTAGCAGCAACGTTAACAGCTATTGGTGTTGCTATTGGTGTAATTTCTGGTGCGGTCATGGCTCTTGCTCCTATCGTTATGGCGGTCATGAGTCTCTTTGGGATTGGGGCGGCTGCAGCAGCAACGTTTGTTGCTGTAATTCCTATTATTATAGGGCTTATAGCAGCCCTAGGCATTGCGATTTATAAAAATTGGGACGATATTAAAAAATGGACCATGGAGGTATGGAATTCGATTAAAGAATTTCTAATAGGAATATGGGACGGTATATCTCAATGGGCAACTCAAACATGGGAAAGTATTAGTGAATCTACAGCTTCTGTATGGAATTCAATTAAAGAGTTTTTAGTAGAACTATGGAATGGAATAACGGAGTCCTTATCTGAAACATGGAATTCGATTGTTGAAACTACTACGGAAACATGGAATTCAATAGTTGAGTATTTGACTGGTATTTGGGATGGAGTAGTTGAGACATTATCAGAAGTTTGGAATGGTATTAGTCAAACTACTTCTGAAGTGTGGACAGCGATTAGTGAGTTTTTCATTAGCACCTGGAATGGAGTAGTTGCCTTTCTAACTCCTATTTTACAAGGCATTGCTGATTTCTTCTCTATGATTTGGAATGGTATTTCCACAGTTATTCAAACGGTATGGAATTTCATTACGCAATACTTACAGGCGGTTTGGACAGCTATTTTATACTTTGCTACTCCAATATTTGAATCGATAAAGAGTTTTATTGTTTCTGTGTGGGATGCTATTAGTTTAGCTGCAACAACAGTGTGGAATGCTATAGTTGCTTTTCTTCAAGCTTGTTGGAATGGCATTGTTTCGATTGCGACAGCTGTCTTTGAAACACTTAGAAATTGGATTGTGAATGTATGGGATGTTATTAGTTCCACCACAATGACGGTGTGGAATACAGTGAAGAATTTCTTACAAGCATGCTGGAATGGATTAGTCGCTATCGTAACACCAATTTTTGATGCAATAAAAAACTGGATTGTGAATGCCTGGAATACGATTAGTTCCACTACTAGCGCTGTATGGAATACGATTAAAGGTTTCCTTTCTAGTTTATGGAATTCAATTGTTTCCACAGCAAGTTCTGTATTTAATAACATCAAAGAAGCAATTTCAACTGTATGGAATATGATTAGTAGTACAAGTAGTAGTATTTGGAATGGTATTAAATCAACACTCTCAAACATTTGGGAAGGTATAAAGTCAACCGCATCTTCTGTCTGGAATGGACTGAAAGATGCAATTATGACTCCTGTTCGTTGGGTAACAAGTGCTGTTAGTGGAGCTTTTGAAGGAATGAAATCAGCTGTATTAGGTGTATGGGATGGAATTAAAAGCGGTATTAAAACAGCGATTAATGGAATTATTCGTATCATAAATAAGTTCATAGACGGTTTTAACACACCAGCAGAATTATTAAACAATATACCAGGTGTTAGTGCACCAACTATTCCTCATGTACCGATGCTTGCTAAAGGCGGAAAGCCTGTAGGTGATGGTTCATTTATCACGGGAGAAGCCGGACCAGAGTTATTTACGAAGAAGGGTAATTCAATCACAGTTACACCTTTATCATCGAAAGAAAAATCACTTGGTATTACTGGGACTATGAATCAATTAATGGGTGATATGAGTCGTATGATGGCTAGTTCTATGAGCCAATTATCGGGTTTAAAGTCTGTTATGAGTGGCGTGTATGGAAGTATGTCAAATAGCAAACAGGCTATGACAAGCGGTGTATCAAATCAAGTATTTAATAACTCATTTGGACCATCTGGTGACGGAGCAATTCCGATGCTTGGTGGTGATTTGGTTGTTGAGGTTCCTGTTGTTATAGAGGGACGAGATGTGGCGCGTGGTACGTATCGATATACAACCGAGTACCAAGAAAGAGAAAAACAAAGAGACGCAGCCTTTTAGGTTTGGGTTTCTTTTATTTTATAAAGAAATGAGGTGTCAACATGAGTTCTTTTACATTTAACAAAATACGTAAAGACTTTATTCAAATTGCGAAAGGATGGAAAAGACCTACTTGGGCCCCATTGAAACGAAATTTTCTAAACGTTCCAGGATATCCAGGTGCAAGGCTGTTAAACACCCAAACAGAGATGCGTGTTTTATCTATTCCGGTAGGAATTATAGTACCTGATGGATCTAACTTGGAAAAGCTGAAAGAGGAAATTGCAAGTTGGCTAATAACAGATCAACCCACAGAACTTATTTTTGATGTAGAACCAAACAGAACGTATTTAGCAATTGTGGATGATAGCTTTGATCCGGATGAATTTGTAACACTTGGAATAGGAACGCTTAAATTTATTTGTCCAATGCCTTATAAATTAGGACCAATTCGAAATGCAAAAGCAAAGCTAGAATCAAATAATATTATTAAAATGGATGCTTTGAATGAGGGAAGTGTATTTTCAGAACCGAAATTTAAGATACAGGTAGAGAATCCGTCCACATTCATCGATATTATAAATAAAAATGGAGGTCAACATTTTCGTATAGGATACCCAGTTAAGATAGATGAAACGCCAATAAGTCGGTATGAATTGGTTATGCATGATAAAGCGAATTCTCTAGTGGGTTGGACGGAAGTGGGAAAGGATTTTGTTTCAGATTACGGAATCGTAGCAGGGAAAATGATAGCGGATGGTGCACGCATCATGCCATCTGATTACGGTCAAGGGCAATTTTGGCACGGACCAGCAGTGAAAAGAAGTATTACAGGTGGACCGCTACAAGATTTTACACTTGATGCAATAGTTGAATGCCGAAACTTAAACCCCGCAACTATGGGACGTGTAGAACTTTATTTATTAGATGAAAGCAGCGTTATAGTTGGAAAAATAGGTATGTTTGATGCATATAGAAATTCTAGTGAAAATTTTGGTGAAGTTATGGCGGGAAACGGTGACTACAATCATCTGATTATAGCGGAAACTGGTTATTATCGTTCAACATGGAATGATTTTTATGGACGTCTACACATTGCACGAGTGGGAAATTATTGGCAGGGTGATATTGCTTTAATCGATGAAAAAGGAAATTACCATACAGAAAAATTTGCCCAATGGTGGGATACGGGCAATAGCTTTATGAAAAAAGTTGCTCAAATTGTTGTGCATATATGCTCGTTTAGTGATGCACCATCATTAATTGCAGCTGTGCATGATATTAAAGTGCAAAGGGTAAACAGCAATACAGAACGTCAAATTCCTTATATTGTTCAAAAAGGAGATCTTGTAGAAATCGATTCATCGGATGCAAGTATTCGTATTAACGGAGCAGATGCGATAAATATAAAGGATTTTATGAGTGACTATATACGTATTGAAAAAGGAAAGAATGAAATCGAAATATCCCCAAACAACATTGGACAGGTAGATGTCACGTATAGGGAGCGTTACAGATGAGTAAAGCAAATAATTTATTACACATTGTGGATTTTAAAACAGAGCAAATCATAGGTGTTATCAAAGAACAGGATTATTGGGATGATTTACGCCAATGGGAGCTTAAAGATAACAAAGATAAATTTGAGTTTACAACAGCTGATGGTACAAAGATAACGGCATCACTTATACAACAGAACCTTGTCGTTAAACAAACTCGTGACGGTACTTTTGTTTCATACATTATTACAGAAGTAGAACAAGATACAACAGGTCGTCCAAAAAAGATTTATGCACTTGGTGAACATACAAAGCTAAAGAAAGCGACTGTAATTAAACCACAAACTTTACAAGCTACTACAGTCAATGAATCTACGGACTTTGCTTTACAAGGTACAGAGTGGAAACGTGGGATTACTGAGTTTGTTGGTATACGTACCATTCATATTAAGGATTTTACAAATCCGCTTGACCTCTTAAAACAAATCGCATCTACGTTTGAACTTGAGATTCGTTTTAGAACAGTGATAATGGGATCTTTTATTGTCGGTCGGTATGTAGATTTAATAAAAAAAGTAGGACGTGACAACGGAAAAGAATTCTTGTTAGGAAAAGATGTACAAGGCATTCGACGGATTGAGAGTAGCCAAGATGTAGTAACCGCTCTTGTAGGTGTTGGTCCACAAAATAGTGAAACTGGTGAATTTCTCACATTTGAAGATATAAACAATGGCAAACTTTATGTAGGAAATAATGATGCCTTGCAACGTTGGTCAAAAGATGGCAAGCATTTATTTGATATTTATTCACCGCAAACAGAAAATCAAGATATGACGAAGGAACAACTCAAACAATTAACCGAAGCAGAATTAAAGAAGCGAATTGATAGTTCTACTTCATATGAAGTAAGTGCAGTAGCGCTTGAAAAAGTGTTTGGTTTATCCCATGAATCGGTTCGTAAAGGAGATACGGTACGAATAAAAGATACAGGGTTTAGTCCACCACTTTTCTTAGAAGCTAGATTAATAGCAGCAGATGAATGTGACACTGATCCATCGAAAGATAAATATATCTTTGGTAATTATCGTGAAATTAAAGATACACGAAGCCTGATCGATAGGTTATACGCACAAATCATGGGTAACTTATCAAATAAAGCATCTAAAGAATTACTAGATACGTTAGATAAAAAGCTTCAAGAAAACGTTAAAGAAACAGAAGTCATTCGAAAAGAATCGGAAGCAGCAAAGAAAATTGCTGAACAAGTGGCTGAAAACTTGAAGAATAATACCGTTGATATTATTGAAGGCGTAAATCCACCATCAGCAAACTTAAAGGATAGAAAAACGTTGTGGCAAGATATCAGCAGAGGTAAGCCTGGTATTCTGAAATTGTGGAAGGATGGCAAATGGGATCCTGTTGTTCCTGATGTGGAATCCGTTAAGAAAGAAACATTGGAACAGGTGAATATAGATATTGAATCCACAAAAGCAGAATTAAATAAAAAGATGGCAGATGCTCAAAAAGAAACTTCTGGTCAATTCAAAGAAGTAACAGAAAATCTCCAAGAGGTTTCTCTAACTATTAAAAATGTACAAAACTCTCAAGGTGAAATGAATAAAACTGTCTCTGAAATGAAACAAACCAATGAAAGTTTTACTAAATCTATTGAATTGTTAACAAAAAAAGACGGTGAATTTACTAATAAATTGAATACTGTGGAAGATACTGTTGAAGGTACAAAACAGATTATTTCTGATGTGAAGCAAACAACAAACAATTTAAAGAAAACCACAACTGAAATTAAAGAAGAAGCAGGGAAAATCAGCGAGAAGTTAGAGAGTGTGGAAAAGAAAACTAACAATCTTAGTGTCGGTACTCGAAATTACATCTTACAAAGTACTGTTGAATCTGAATTAGTAAATACCGACGTTACCCAAACGAAGGGGAAAACTTATGCTGTTTCTGATTTAGCTAAAACTGATTTCAGAGGAAAACCGATTGTTTTAAGTTTCGATGCTGAAACGAAGGATTTAGTACACGGTACTGCAAGTAACAATAGTGTTGGTATAGAGCTTCGGGTTGTATACAAAGATGGAAAGACAAGCTGGTTTGAAGCGTGTTATGGGAAAATAGTGCTTGCTGGTACAAATCCATATCGTAGGTATCATAAAGTATCACCATTGATTGAGGATAAAGAAATTGCTGAATTAACAGTCACAGCTTTATTTAGGAGCGTATCGGGCACTGTTAAATTTAGAAATCTTCAGATTGAGATTGGTACTATTCCTTCTTCTCATCAACCAGCGCCAGAAGACCAAGTATCAACTGATGACTTCACCAAGAAAACAACCGAGATTGTAAAAAGTGTGGACGGCATTAAAGAAAACATAACGAAGGTTGAACAAAAACAAACTGGATTTGATAAACGTGTTACGGATGTAGAAAAAAATGCCGATGGAATTACTCAAAACGTTAGTAAGTTACAAGAAACACAAACGACACAAGGTAAACAAATTTCTGAAACACAATCTACAATCAAACAACATTCTGATGCACTTGATTTGACAGTGAAAATGAAAGATGTTGAGAACTATGTGGGCGGTATTGGATCTATCAACGAAATCAGAAACGCAGGTCTTGAATTAGGTAACAAGTATTGGTCAATTAACCAAGGTACCGTCGTTCAGCCAGGTTCAAAATACAAAGGATACGCAACTTTCTGGAGTGATTACTCAGGAAAGACTAGCGATCACTGGTCTGGTACTGCTTCTGAATTTATATCAGTTACAAATGGTGAGGATCTTATTTCTTCAGGTTGGTTTGTTACTGACAATATAGCTTCACTGGATCAAAAAGCTTGGATGGAAATTGAGTTCTGGAATGCTACCAAAGGAACTAGAATGAGAACACAACGTGTAGAAATCCAATGGGCTAAACAAGGTGATTGGGCAAGAATGACGATGGTTTCAAAGGTTGCAGCCAATGAAGAGTGGGTTAGATGGCGCTATTATGTTCAAAGAAACGGACGTATACGAGCTGCCCTGCCAATGTTACAGCGTGGTAAAGTGGTTACTGAATTTTGGTTACATCCGAAAGATCAAATTGATGCTGATAAAATGATTGAAGATATTGCTAATAAAGTAGCTACCGATAAATACAATCAGAAAGTGACAGAGTTAGAAAGAAGTATCACAGCAAATGTAGAAGGCGTTTCAATTATTTCTAGAAAGCATGAAACCTTTGTAAACGACACATATAATGCTTACGTAAAAGAAACAAGCTCTAAGCTTCAGGTTCTTGATACAGGTATTCTAGCGCAAGTTAAAAAGGGTGACATCATTTCTGCTATTAACCAGACAGCCGAAAAGATTTCTATTAGTGTTTCAAAGCTAGATATAAATGCAGATACAGTTGTGAAATGGCTAACAGCAACAGGTATTAATGCAGATGTAATTAAAATCGAAAATGGGAAAGTTACGATCGATAAGAATGGTATTACAGCAAAAATGGCTGACTTCTTTTTTGAAGATGAGCGCGGGCAGAAATTTTCAGTAACACCAAGAACGAATCTCATTCCAGATCATGACTTTTCACACATTTCTTTTACTACTGTTAATAATAATTTTTTGAAGATCGAATACAGTCCTACATGGACAATTATGTCTAGTCCATATATTGAGAAACCAGTGGTTAATAATTATGAGCCAATGGTTAATCCGATGCGGATAGATTTAGGAAACTGGATTCGATTTACATTATTTGAAGGGGGAAAACCAGGTAAGAAATACACATTGTCGGCTCATTTCAGAGCAACTACCAATGATAATCGTGTAAACATTACGAATAAACCAATCATGAGGGCGATATTTGGTAAATATAACGGTGACACTCCTGTGGAGCTTGGACGAGCATCAAAAACTTACGATGCACCAAGCATTCAAACTGGAAAAATAGTAAGATACGCTTTAACCTTCACTGTTCCGAGCAACTATGTAGAAGGAAATGGTTATGTTTATATTGATTTATTTGGCGAGGGGCTCTTAAATAATATGCAAGCAATTGCTGTATCAGGTGTTCAGTTGGTGGAAGGTGACGTTCCTTCCGTTTATAACTGGGATACAACACATGGACAACTCGTAAACGGAACACTGCCTTTTTCTACAATTGCACTTGGTACAAAAGATAATGTTATTTATCACAATCATGTGAACAAATGGAACTATATGAATGCGCCACTTGAAATCATAAGCAATGGCGAAATGATGGCACTCGTTGGAAGCGATCGTGCAGGACTCAGTTTTTATCCCCGTGGCGGTGGAGAACGTAGAAGTTACATCGGTCACATTTACAACAATGAAAATAGATTTCGGATTGAATCAAAAGATCCTGTTGCAACGACACAATCAATTGAATGTAATGGGATTAACGTATGTGGTGGATACTTTGGTGCTAATGCAGGTTCTATTCATTATACAAATGGTAGCTTAGGTTTAGGGTGGTATTTCCATGATGGTAGATGGAATTATGTTGATTTCACAAAAATGACTTCTAGAACATAGAGAGGGAGATAAGTATGAATCCAGACAAATTTATGCGTCCAATGCCACCTAATGAACAGTCACCATTCTTAGGTAGAGTAGTTGATTTGAAGAAAGGTGAAAATCAAGTCACCGTGAGCATTCCAAACGATATGCTAGAATTTTGCGGTATCAAGGAAGATACAAAAGTTGAAGTTTGGGGACTTTCTGATGGCACGTTGAATATGCGCATTGCTACTGCATGTGACTTATGCAATAAAGGTGGCAAAGTTTACGAGATTGAGCTTTTCGGTAAAGTAAGTCTTATCTGTGCCGAAGATTATGTAAAGCTAATTGGAAAGAGCCCAGGGGCTTCTGATGAAGCGATAATTGAACATGTGGAAGAAGTAGAAAATAGAATGATAGAAGGAGCATTATCTGCAGATCAGTATTAACTAAATACATGTAAACAATTACGTTAGAGAACAAAAAAAGTGTTAGGAGGATATTAGTAATGGATTCTAAATATTACTCATTAACTCAAACAAAAGAATTGAATGATATTTATGAAATGGCAAAAAAACTCCTATTGCAGATTAAAGACCAAAACAATAATCTACCGTTAAAAGAAACGTATTTTTATTATTTATCACAAGCTATTGAATATTGGAAAATACACAACGAAAAGTAAATAAAAATAGTGCAGGAGCAGCCATGAGCTGTTTTTAATTTTGAATAAAATACGGCTTTTATAACAAAAGGGGGACAAATAGATGTCTCTCTTTTTTTGAAATGAGGTGGTCAAAGTGGAAGGATTACAAGATGTAAGAAGTGATGTTCAAGA